GAATCAGTACAGGTTAAAATTCCATATGAATCTGGAATGGATCCTTACAGTGGTCTTGTTGATTTATTTGAGAAAAAAGGACTACTTGTTAAAGAAGGAAATCGTTTAAAATATGTTGACAAAGCAGGTACAGAACATAAACATTATCGTAAGCAATGGACTGGAGAGTTAATGGATATGGTTATGTCTGAGTTTGAAGAAATATTAAGTGCAAACAGCACAGTTAGTGAAACAACAGGAGATGAATAATGATAACCAATCAAGATATTGCAATGTTAATGGAGTCTTGGGAAAAATTATTACCTTTTATTCCAGCTAAAGACAGAGAAGATGCCGCTATGTCTTTTGTTACTTTACTTGATGATTACAGTATTGATGAACAAAGTATTGTTGAAATCAAACAGGCTGATGAACATTTAGAAAAAGCTCTAAACGAGTATTATCAAGAAGAAGAATCAATTGATGACGATTGGAAAGAAGACGAGGACTGGTAATGGTAAAATGGTATAACACAGTTTCTGCTGATTTTTCAAAGTTGCCTGATTGTATTGATTATTTTGAAAATCAATTAGAAGAAGCTCGTATTGAGTGTGGCATGAAAGGTAACATTGAATTGAATTCATCAAAAATACCAGGAATTGTAGAGCACCGTTTTAATCAGTTACAAGAAATTGAATCAATATTAGAGTTTTTAAACATACAATTGCGAAAAATTAGAAGTATTCATTACAAAAAATATCTTGAAAACTATCAAAGAGCATTAACTAGTAGAGATGTAGAAAAGTATATAGATGGTGAAGATGAAGTAGTGAGCATGAGTCAACTTGTTAATGAGTTTGCTTTGTTAAGAAACAAATACTTGGGTTTAATGAAAGCCATTGACAGTAAACAATTTCAGATTAATAATATTGTAAAACTGAGAGTTGCTGGACTTGATGATGCTGAATTGTTTGCAAAAGGATAGAGATGAAAAAGTTTTTGTTACTAGTTTTAGTTGTTTTTGTAATTTTATTGTTTACTGGAAGTATCAATAAAAATGAAGCACCAGCAAAAATAGTAAAAGAACATGAAATACATCAGATAGAAAGAATTCCAAAAATACAGTTTGGAGAAGTTAAAAACAAAAAAGAATTTATTGATTTTATAGTGTATTGTGTAGATAAAAATGTTTTAGCAAAAGAGGAAAAACATCATATACCAATTGAGATTGTGATAGCACAGGCAATTCATGAGTCTGCTTGGGGTAATTCAAGGTTTTCTAAAGAAGCAAATAATCTATTTGGAATAAGAACATGGAACGAAAACATGCCTCAAATAAAACCAAAAGGTGTAAAAAATACACCATGGGGAATTATCAAGTTCAAAGACAAATGCGGATCTGTTGATTACTATTATCATTTAATTAATCATCATAATGCATATGACGGATTTCGTAAAGTTAGAGATCAAATGGTTGCTAACAACACTGTAGATTCGTTATTTTTAGTGCAATTTTTAAGTTTATACAGCGAATTAGGTAAAGAGTATACAATTAGATTACAAAATTCTATAAAGCAGTTAAGAGAAGAGAATCCATGGCTAAAGCAACATTAATAATCAAAGATGAAGTTAATGTAAAGTTTGAAGGTCTTGACGTTTCAACAAGACGTAAAATTTCTGACAAACTTAAATTTTTTGTGCCATATGCATTTCACTTGCCTGCTTACAAGTTGGGCAGATGGGATGGTAACATACGTTTTTGTGACATTGGTGGAAGAACATATTTGAATTTGCTAGATCAAATTTTGCCAATTATTGAAAACAATGGATATGAAATACAGATACAAGATCATAGACAAAGTTTTGATTTTTCATTTGAAGAAGTTACTGACAGTTTTTTTTCACACATCAATTGGCCTAAAGGTCATACACATGAAGGACAGCCAATTATATTAAGAGATTATCAAGTTAAAGTTATTAATGATTTTATCAGTAATCCACAAAGTTTACAAGAAATAGCCACTGGTGCTGGTAAAACAATTATCACTGCGGCACTTTCAAAAATTTGTGAAAATTATGGTAGATCAATTGTAGTAGTACCAAACAAATCACTTGTTACACAAACAGAAGAAGATTATAAAAATGTAGGATTAGATGTTGGTGTTTATTTTGGTGAAAGAAAAGAACTAGGACACAAACACACAATTTGCACATGGCAAAGTTTAAATATTTTAAATAAAAATACAAAAAAAGATGAAGCAGAATTTCCTATTGAAGAATTCATAAAAGATGTTAATTGTATTATAGTTGACGAAGTACACATGGCAAAGGCTGATGTATTAAAATCTTTATTAACTGGACCTTTTGCACACATTCCAATTAGATGGGGATTAACAGGCACGGTGCCAAAAGAAGATTATGAAAAAATGAGTTTGATTTGTTCACTAGGTACAGTTATAAGCCAATTATCAGCAAGTGAATTACAAAGCAAAGGTGTACTTGCAAACTGTCATGTGAATGTTATACAAACACAAGATGCTAATTCGTTTAGAACTTATCAGGAAGAACTTGCATATTTGACAACAAATTTAGAAAGATTAAAATTTTTAAGTAACTTGATTGAAGAAATACGTGATGGTGGAAACACTTTGATTTTGATTGACAGAATCAAATCAGGAGAATTACTACAAGAATTAATTCCTGGATCGGTCTTTGTCCAAGGAAAAACAAAAACAGAAGACAGAGAAGAAGAGTATAGCGAAATTGCTACTGAGCAACACAAAGTTTTAATTGCAACTTACGGAATTGCGGCAGTGGGTATCAATATACCAAGAATATTTAATTTGGTTTTACTAGAACCTGGAAAAAGTTTTGTTAGAGTAATACAAAGTATTGGAAGAGGTATTAGAAAAGCCAAAGACAAGGATCATGTACAAATATGGGATATAACTTCAAATTGTAAATTTTCAAAAAGACACTTGACGGCAAGAAAAAAGTTTTACAAAGAGGCAAATTATCCGTATACTATTAATAAGGTGAATATATGAAAATTTTAACAACAGAAAATAAAAGTTATAACTTGAACAAAGTACCAGAACTTGTAGATGATTTGCAATATTGTGTACTTGATACCACAAACAAAAACAATATTGATTTCTTTTTTATTCCATTAATCTTTTTGGAATCATTTAGTGCGCCAAGCATGATATTAGAAATTGGAAAGAAAACAGTACAGATGCCAATTGATTGGAGCATTATGATTATAGAAAGAGAATTAGGTATTTGTGAAATGGTTCCGTTGACTAGTTTAAATGATAGAGGCTTTCATGCATTGGTATCAAATCCGTTAACAGATTACATGATACAATCAGAAGAAATTAAAATCATTAATGTTTTTCAAGATGTCAAATGGTACTTACCAAAACTTAAACATGGACACATATTAGCAGTTCCACTTGATGAAGGAAAAACACCTGCTTGTGTTTATTTTGCAAAAGATATTAATCAAATACCTGATGAAATACAAGTGGGAGATTTTTTATAATGTCAAAAGTCAATCTCAATACAATGTTATACAATATTGATATAGGTAATATGGAATGGTATGACAAGTTATCAGACGAAGAAAAGAAGTCTTTTTCACCATATGTGGCTATGCGTTTTGCATCTAGTGTTAAAGGCATCAGCAGTTTGCAAGAAGAGTATATACAAAATGTAAATGAGTTTTGTAATAAAGACTTTTCGTTGATTCAAAAACATGAAAATGACAGCAAACTGTTTTGGAAACTGTTGGCACTGTGCGGTGTTGGAAAAAAAATGTTTCACCCATGGATCAAAGCACCTAAAGGCAAAGGCAAAAAAACTAAAATGATGGAATTTTTAGATACAGTGTATCCTAATTATAAATCTGATGAAAAAGAAATGTTAAAAAAATTATTATCAAAAAAGGAAATTAAAAAATTAGCCAAAGATGCTGGGCTAACAGACAATGAAATTAAACAATTGGTGTAAGTATGTCATTTGAATGTAAGTTTTGTAAAAAGTCATTTAGTTCTGAAAAAACACTAATTACTCATCTTTGTGAACCAAAAAGACGTTGGAACAATCGTAAAGACAGAAACGTACAATTGGCATTTCGTTGTTATCAGCATTTTTGGAGGATCACATCAACTGCTATGAAAACTGAAAGAACATACGATGATTTTATGGCTAGCAAATATTACACAGCATTTGTAAAGTTTGCTAATTATCTAGTTGATGTGTATGTGGCATCTGTAGAAGATTACATTGAATGGTTACTTAAAAATAGAGTTAAAGTAGATAGGTGGCCAAGTGATGTTGTGTATGAGCAATATATTAAAGAGTTTGCTGTGAGAGAATCTGTGGAACGAGCAGTTGAAAGAACTGTGCTATCAATGAAAGGTTGGGGAGAGTCTAACAGTATGCCGTGGAATGTTTTCTTTGAAAAAGTTTCTAAATCAAGATGTATTCACATGATCAGGTCTGGACAAATATCACCATGGTTGTTGTACAACAGTAAAACTGGAATAAGTTTTTTACAGTCATTAAATCAACAAGAAACATTAATGATTGAAGATTATATTGATCCGGCGGCTTGGGCAAGTAGATTTAAGAAAAGTCAAGATGACGTAAGTTTTGTACATGAAATTGTAAAAAAGGCAAACATATGAAAACTGATGATTTTTTAGAAGATGTAGTTATGGGTTTAGCATTGTCTGAAACTGAAAACAAGTCTTTAAAGAAACAATGGTTACAGTTGAAAGTTTTGGCACAATTAACTGAAAAAGAACTGTTTGCAAAAAATTTAGAAAATATACAAAGTGTTATAGACAATTATAATAATTTAGATACTAGAGTTAAACAACTTGAAATGTATTTGGGTGCATTAAAAAATCAATTTGAAGAATATAGAAGAAACAATGATAAAAGTACAGACTGACATTGATATAGATACAGGCGACAGAGATAAACTTTTAAGTTTATTCAAATACAATGTGGCAAGTATTTGTAATAACAATGAGTTTAAAAAGCACAACACTGGTGTTTATTTCACTGATATTCCTACAAATCCACTTACAGATTTGGCAACAATAGATTATGAAAATGCTGAAGAAAGAGGATATGTTAAGTTTGATATTTTAAATGTTTCATTGTACAAAGATATCAAAGATGAACAGCATTTAGACAGTTTGTTAAATAAGGAGCCATTATGGGATCTACTTGGTCACAAAGAATTCGCAGAAAACTTGTTTCATGTAGGCGAACACAGCCAAATATTACAAAAATTAAAACCCACAACAATAGAACAGTTAGCGGCAGTTCTAGCAATAATAAGACCGTCAAAAAGATATCTTCTTGATTGTGATTGGAATAAAATCATGCAAGAAGTATGGACAAAGCCTACAGACGGTGCATACTATTTTAAAAAGGCACATGCTATTGCGTATGCTCATGCTATTGTGGTACAAATGAATTTAATTTGTGAACAATTACAACAGTAATTTTAACTATTTGTTTTTTTAACTAGCGAAATATTTCTTCTAATTATACGTTTCTTCTGCACATTGTTTAGGCTTGTAGCAGGACCAAACACAATTTCCACATCTTTTGTAGTAAAACTTTTGATGTATTTTTTAAA